GTGTTACATGGGTGACATAAGACACCCCTAACTTCACCTGTGCTGTGACAATGGTCTATATATCCACCTTTTTTATTTGAAAACATTTCAATAGGTTTACTACACAGTTTGCATTTACCACCCTGACTCTCATGTAAGGCAATCATGTCTAAACGATTTAGATCATATCTATCTAAGCCGTTTTTACATGTTTTACATTGTAATCCTTTATGGTTATCAGACAATTCAACATTACAATGCTTACAATTTTTCATTTTAATCTCCGTAGCTCTAGAGTATAGAGTTATTTATAAAAATATAACTCTTAACCAGAGAGCTAACGGCGCATAACTATTGTATACTACATTTATAACGGTTTGTCAAGTTAAAACTCAAACTTTGAAAAATCTCTCCGCTTACCAATGGTAGTATTTTCGAACACTGGAACATCATCTTGACCTGAGTCCATGATACCAGCTTGTGCATCATCTTCTAAGTCATATAGTTTCATCTTACCGCGGTCGATACCAACCATAAAGCGTTTGTTCATACCGGGGTCGTTGTAACGATTCTTCAACTGCTTCACCATCAGCTGGCCCATCTTGTCAAGTTCTTCTGTTGCGATAAGGGCAAACATCAAGTCAGCCGTCGCAGGCAGACCAAATGATTCCGATGTATCCGTTAGTTCAACGTCCGAGTTAGCATAACCACTACGGGTTGTCTGCGTAGCCGAGACGATTGGCAAGTCAAACTCTACTGCCAGACCACGGAGTTCTTCTGCAATACCCTTGATGACAGTGTAAGAGTTGGCACCAGAAGATGCTTTGTATCGACTAGAGGCACAGATATTAAGATAGTCAATGAAGATAACATCTGGCTTGAAGTTTCGCTTCAACTGGAGTTCGTTCAACAGAGCCTTGAAGTGACCAACGTGAGCCGATGCAGTTGGATATTCTTTGACAATCAAACGACCTTCTGTCTTTGAACGTATCTTGGCAATACGTTGGTCAAACATAGACTTCGAAAGGTCTTTGAGTTCTTGAATGTTCACGTTCATCAAGTTGGCATCGATACGTTCTGCGATACGTTCTTCTGCCATTTCCATGGTGATATACAAAACGTTCTTGTTCTGACCCAATGCCCCTGCTGCCATGTGACACATGAACAGCGACTTACCAACACCAGTACCAGCAAGGGCAATATTCAATGTCTTATTTGGTAGACCACCATTGGTAATCTTGTTGAACATTTCAAGGTCAAACGGCAGCTTAGTTTCTGCGCGGTGATAGAAATCAAAACGTTCTTCGGCGTTATCAATGTAGTCATGGCCTACGTTGTTATCAAAGCCCACGGATAATGCATCTTGAAGAATGGAAGGGATGCCGTCTTGCGAATGCACCTTGTCTTCCCCATCGATAATCTGAATAGATTGCATGATGGCGTTATACACGGCTCGGTCTTTACAGAACTTTTCAGTCTGGTCTAGAAGCCACTTCTCATTGGCATCTACTTCATCATCAAGTGCAGTTAGAGTTTCAGTAACATGCTGATACTCTTTCTCGTTCACCTTGCGGTCATTCTGTAGCGCAATGTTGATAGCATCAATTGTTGGAAGAGAATTATACTTGGTCACAAACTCATTGATATACCGATAGATTAACTTCTCGGCATTGTCAGTAAAATATTCATCTTTAATGAATGGGATTACCTTACGCAGGTAATCCTCATCCGAAATCAACTTACTTAGGATAATAGTTTCAATCTTCTTCTGCAACTTTCACATCCTCTAGTTCAAAATATTCTTCATAATCATTAGCAATCTTCACGCAACAATCTTCACATACCCACTTCTCAAAAGTTAGGCCATGTTCTGACCCATGAAGACAGATTGCGGCATCTTTCTTAGGATTGATGCCGCAACCACATTGGTCACAGATTTTCGTATTCTTCTGAAATATCTTCGTCAGGAATGTCCACATTTTCACCCTCCATCATTTGTCCACCAGCCATGCGATAACGCTTTTCAATCCATTCACCGAACGTTGGGTCGGTAAGAATCGGCATCCAGAATTCCTTGTTGTATGTATCGTTGAGGCGATACTTCTTTTCCTCATTGGCGTTCTGGTACCATCCGTTAGCAGGCTTGATTACGTGACCGCTTTCAAGAGCAATGTCTAGTAGACCAGACCACTTGCTGATACCACCTTCGAAGGTAACTTCAATAGGAATCTTGGACTTCTCACGGACATAACGTGACTTTTCAACGTTGATGATAAAGTTATAACCAACAATCTCGGTACCCTGCTTCTCTTGCTGGCGACCGATGATAAAGATGTTATCAGCCGAGTAGTAGATGCCTGTACCACCAGAGACGATTGCCTTCGGGAACATACCGATTTCCATGTAAGTGTGATTGACAACTACCATCGGAATGTCTTTGATGGTAAGATGTGGCGTAATCATACGGAACAGAGACTTCATCTGCTTGGCCCGAGTCATATCTGCAACCGACTTACCATCTAGGGCATCATCAACTTCTTTCTTAGAAGCTAGGTTACCAACAGAGTCAACTACAATCATGACACGGTCCTTACGTTCAAGTTCATTGACTTGCTTCATAATATCATGTTTCAATTGTTCAATGTCGGTGATAGGTGTATGAACAACCTTGCCCGTATCAATACCGAAGTTCTCGAAATATGATTGCGGTGCACCAAACTCGGAGTCGTAGAACAGGACAATACCATCATCATACTTGTCCAAGAAACTCTTGACCAACATCATTGCGAATGCAGTCTTAAAGTGTTTCGATGGACCAGCAAAGATAGTAAGCCCAGGTGTTAGACCACCATCTAGCTTACCAGACAGAGCCACGTTCAAGGCTGGCACCGCAGTCTGAATTAAATCTTTGGTGCTAAAGAGTTTGCTTTCTGATAGCACATTCGTTTCTTTAATGGTGCTATTCTTTTTCAGTTTATCTAGTAATGCGCTCATGCGAATAAGTCCTCTAATGTTGCTTTTTTCTCAGTAGACCAGCCTAGACCGTCTACAATCATGTTAAGTGGGTCAAGAAATGCTTTCTGGAACATCATCTTATAATCTA